ACATTGGAGACTTAACAAGGATGGCACCAGTACAGATCTGAATACAGGCATTACATACAAACGAGATGGGACTGTTGTAAAGACTGAGGAAGGTGTGGCGGAAGGCATGTTTGGTATTGATAGCAAGACCAAAGGTGCTATTCAGAATGTTGTTGCAAAACTAAGTGACATTCCCGGTATGTGGGATCATGCTGCACAGACATTTACTAATCTAGGCAAAGCAGAGTTGGAAAAGGCACTAAGCTATAACCCTAAGTACATCAAGTACGCTTTAAACTTAACTTACAAAGATTTCGAAGCTGATATGAACGAAGGCAAATTTGATCCCATAAACGACGACGACTTTTATGAATACAATGTCAACACCAACGAGATTGTCAAACGCATCAGCGGCAAGCATCCAATAGCACGCCAGTTTAGTCCTATGCAAAAAGAATGGGCGGGCCGTGATGCGGATCACAAGATTGTGAAGGGCATGTACGCAAAACAGTTAAAGCCCACAGTAGATGAAAAAGTCAGCGACTATCTCCCAGCACCATTGGTCAACAAACACAGCATTGTCAAAGGCTGGAGAAAAGCCAAAGGGCTTGATGAAAAAGCTCCAGAAATTCTTAGTAAAGCAGTCGGAGCAGTATCCGGTGCAGTTTCAGGTATCGGTGGCGCACTTATTGGTAATATGTTTGCTCCGTTAATTGGAAGCATTGCCGGAGGCGCTGCAGGTGCAATCGGCGGTTACAAAGTGGGTTCAGCAATAACGGACGCAATATGGGACGATATTGCTAAATTGTTTGGCGGCGAGAAAAAAGCTATTGCAGCTGGTGTTGCACATGCAAAAGCAGCAGCAGCAGGAGAAAAGAGTTTTGAATTCAACGGCAAGAAATATCCAGTAACTCTAAAACCCCAGGAAGTTGGCAAAGCAGTAGCAGAGTTGAAAGCTGTTAAAGAAGCATATACTATGGAAAAGGCACCACCGGGCGCCAAGGCAGAGCGTATGGTCAAGCACATCAAAAAGAACTATTCCAAAGACGGCAAGTTAACGCCCACAGAAAAATCCATTGCATATGCAACTGCATGGAAAGCACACAACGCAGGCAAAGTGTGATATTAAACGAATTTGAATCCAGCAACCACGATCTACTAGACGATATTCTAGTAGATCTATGTGACATGGTGATGCAAGGCAAGCGAAAAGATCGCAACCTAGGAATGGTTGCGGCTGCTGTGTTGGATCCTGGTGGCAACTGTGTGAGTGCTGTGAACTATCCTGACGAACAAGGGCGTCGTGTACATGCCGAACGTGCAGCATTGGATGCATATCGTGAACAATTTGGACAATTGCCAAAAGGGTGTACTATCATTACCACCTTGAGCCCGTGCACAGAAGACATGCCAGATCGACACGGCGAATGCTGTACAGACTTGATCAACAGTACCAATGTTCGCCGAGTATATGCTGGCTATGCTGATCCGTCGCAAGAAGAAACGCACAACAAGTTCAAGTTGATGATCACCGCCAATCCGCGAATCAAGAGTTTGTGCAAAGCATACGCTGATACATTTTTAAAAGACGAACTAAATGAATTGAATTTTCTTGGAAGCGAATGCACTAAAGATTGTAGCGGGCATCGTGCCGGTTACGATTGGAGCAAACGCAAAGGACTACAGCAAGGCAATAGTCCATGGAGTCCCAGTTTCAATAAAGGTGCCGCGCTCGCAGTAGCAGGCAAATAACCAAACACCCTTAGGACCGTTATTGCTTACAATAACCTTATGGTGCGCCGGCTGCTGGCGCAGTCTCCCGAATTCGCTACTTGGGAGACTGGAAGTGAGCATCATCTACCAAAATAACTTGACAACCGTAAAATCCGTGTTATAATTAGTTTTTAACTGGAGTATTCAATGGACAAAACATTCAACGGCGATCAAAAGATCAAACTGACCCAAATTGTCAACGAAGGCATGCAAGTGATGGTGGAAATCGACACACTACAAGGTGGACTCAATGACACTATCAAAGCTGTTGCCGAAGAACTAGAAATCAAACCTGGTGTTTTGAAAAAAGCAATCAGTTTAGCACACAAAGCCGAATTTGGCAAAGCCAAACAAGACCACGAACTACTAGAAACAATTCTTGAAACCGTTGGCAAGACATTATAAATACCGCACGAATCGCTCACGTTAAGAGCATGAATCAAGGCCCACCGGCCATAAACGGAGAATAATGAGTTACGTAGACGCACTTTTTGATCGTGAACACGATCGCATCCATGTAGTAGAGCGAATTGAAGGACGACGGGTATACAAAGAATATCCGCCTAGCTACATTTTCTATTACGACGACCCACGAGGCAAGTTTCAAAGCATTTATGGAACACCTGTTAGTCGCTTTAGTACACGCAACAACAAAGAATTTCGCAAAGAAGTTCGTATGCACGGCGGCAAACAATTATACGAAAGCGACATCAATCCCATCTTTAGATGTTTTGAAGAAAACTACAAAGATGCTGTTGCTCCTGAACTACAAACAGCATTTTTTGACATTGAAGTAGACTTTGACAAAGTTCGAGGATTCTCGCCCACGCATGATCCATTCAATGCTATCACTGCTATTTCTGTGTACTTGAATTGGATGGATCAGCTTATCACACTTGCTGTACCTCCCAAAAGTCTTAGCATGGCAACTGCGCAAGAACTGGTGGCCGAGTTTGATAACACATTCTTGTTTGACAACGAAGCAGACATGCTCAAAATGTTTTTGGACTTGATTGATGATGCAGATGTACTAAGCGGCTGGAACAGCGAAGGCTATGATATTCCGTACACAGTGAATCGTATTACTCGCATACTCAGTAAGGATGATACACGCAAGTTTTGTTTGTGGGGACAGTTTCCCAAGCCAAGAATGTTTGAACGCTTTGGTGCTGAGCAACAAACATATGACTTGATTGGCCGTGTGCATATGGACTATATGCAACTGTATCGCAAGTACACATACGAAGAACGCCATAGTTACAGTTTGGATGCCATTGCTGAACACGAACTCGGCGAGCGTAAAACACAGTTCGAAGGCACACTGGATCAACTGTACAATCAACACTTTAAAACTTTTATTGCCTACAACAGGCAAGATACTGCACTATTGGACAAGCTGGACAAAAAATTGCAGTTTTTGGATCTTGCCAACACACTGGCACACGCCAACACTGTATTGTTACAAACCACAATGGGTGCAGTGGCAGTGACAGAGCAGGCCATCATCAACGAAGCACATGAACGAGGTGTGGTTGTTCCCAATCGCAAGCAACGTTCGCCCAACTCCGACGACACACAGGCAGCAGGCGCATATGTAGCATACCCCAAGAAGGGCATGAGCGAATGGATTGGATCTGTTGACATCAACAGTTTGTATCCGTCGGCAATTCGTGCTATGAACATGGGACCAGAAACTGTGCTGGGACAACTGCGTCCCGTAATGACCGATCGCTATATCAAAGATAAAACAAACAGTGGTTCAAGTTTTGCGGCAGCATGGGAAGGGTTGTTTGGCAGTTTAGAGTATACTGCTGTTATGGAACAATCACCTGGAACCGAAATTACCATTGATTGGCAAAACGGCGAGTCTGATGTTTATTCTGCATCACAAATTTGGTCAATTGTGTTTGATTCAAATCGGCCTTGGATTTTGACTGCAAATGGTACTATTCTATCTTACGAAAAGAAAGGTATCATTCCCGGCTTGTTGGAACGTTGGTATGCCGAGCGTAAGGAAATGCAAGCAAAGAAAAAAGACGCCAAAGACAAGAAAGAAGAAGCATTCTGGGACAAGCGGCAGTTGGTCAAGAAGATTAACTTGAACAGTTTGTATGGTGCTATTTTGAATCCAGGTTGCAGGTTCTTTGACCATCGTATCGGACAGAGTACCACACTGACAGGTCGTGCAATTGCCCGGCACATGGATGCACACATCAATGAATGCATTACTGGAGTGTACGATCATACCGGCGACGCAATCATCTATGGAGATACAGACAGTTGTTATTTCACTGCATGGCCTGTGATAAAGAAAGAAGTTGAAGAAGGACGCATGGAGTGGAACAAGGAAACATGTATTGCACTATATGATTCTCTTGCTGACCAAGTCAATAACTCTTTCCCGGGCTTTATGGAGCAAGCGTTTCATTGTCCCAGAGACATGGGAGGGTTGATCAAAGCAGGGCGAGAAATTGTAGCAGATCGTGGATTGTTTATTACAAAGAAACGTTATGCTGTGAACATTATTGATCTCGAAGGCAAGCGGCTAGACACAAATGGCGCACTAGGCAAGACAAAAGTCATGGGTCTTGATCTAAAACGCAGTGATACTCCAAAAGTTATTCAAGATTTCTTGCTAGAAGTATTAAATCTTGCACTTAGCGGTCAAGAAAAAGACAAGGTAATTGAGCGCATTCGTGAATTCAAATATGAATTCATGGACAGGCCTGGTTGGGAAAAAGGCAGTCCCAAGCGTGTCAACAACTTGACCAAATACGCAGCCGAAGAAGAACGACAAGGCAGGGCAAATATGCCAGGACATGTCAGAGCTGCATTGAACTGGAATAATTTACGACGCATGAACAGCGACAACTATTCAATGCAAATTGTAGATGGCATGAAAACTATTGTGTGTAAGCTAAAAACAAATCCGCTGGGATGGACCAGTATTGGTTATCCTACAGACGAGCAACGGTTGCCCGAATGGTTTAAACAACTGCCGTTCGATGATGGGTTAATGGAGGCCACAGTGGTTGACCAGAAGATTGACAACTTGCTGGGTGTAATGGATTGGGATTTGGCAAGTGCAACCAATACAGAAAACACGTTCCAAACTTTGTTTGAATGGTAAAATATGAAATTAAGTGATCTTATCGCGTACCGCAATCATCTACTAGAGTACAACGTAGCTGATGTTGCATATCATGCACGGCATAAACTTTCTGAGGTTGTACACACTGTTAAAAACAGTGTTATTCAACCACGCACGTTTACACACACAATCGATGAAGACCTAGACAATGTAGTTGATGTGTTTAATCAATTTAACAGCACACTAAGTGGATTAATACAAGAGTTAGATCTCATGATCGAAGTTGCTGAAAAAACTTACTACCAAGATAGTACCTTGCGATACAACGAAGAATCATCAAGGTATGGTAATCTCGACGACAAAACAAATACCGATGTCGATCAACAAATACTTAACCGACGACTAGAAATGAGTCCAGAAACTCAGAAGATGCTGTCTGACAGAATAAACTCATACATTGATTGGAAATATGCTGGATTGGTTATTCGTCCGGGAAAAGAACACTTTATCAATGATTTAGTAGGACTTGATCCGTTGTATTTGGTTGACTGGGGCAATGCATTGTTAACGCCGTCGGTATCTAAATTTAACACCGAGTATCAAGATAGACTACGATTGTATACTGAACCGCCAACATCAACTGATGTGTTATCCACAATACCAAATAATCAACTTGGGTTATGTTTAGCATTTAATTTCTTTGAATACACGCCAATTGATGTTTTAGAAAACTATCTCAAAAATATTTTTAAGAAATTAAGACCAGGTGGCACATTGGCAATGACATTCAATGATTGTGATCGTGCTCATTGTGTGGCATTGGTTGAAAAGACATATGGTTTTTATACGCCAGGAAAACGAGTCAAAGCAACAGCCAAAAGAATTGGGTATCAGCAACAGTTTACATGGAACGATAAACAAAATCTTACTTGGTTGGAATTGCGCAAGCCCGGAGCACTTGACAGTTTAAAAGGCGGGCAAACACTGGCAAAAATATTACCCAAAACACTTGCTAAATCTAAATAACTCACGTACAATACACTATAGGAGAATTAAAACATGAGAGATCATTTACTAGACCTGGTTCAACACACACTCGATTTGGGTGTGATTGACTTGGTCAAAATCACAGGCGACGACAAAGAAACTGTTATTGCTGGCTTGGCCGAAGACAGATCAGTTGTGGTGGAAGGCAAGTTTGCCAACCCTGTTGCTGACTTTATTGGCAACTTTGGTATGCCAAATTTGAGCAAGTTAAAAATCTTGTTGAACATTCAGGAGTATCGCGAGAACGCCAAACTCAGTATTACACGCCGTAGTACTGGTGAGCCGGATGGCATCAACTTTGAAAACGCCACAGGCGACTTCAAGAACAGCTATCGTTTTATGGCCAGTGAAATTGTCAACGACAAACTCAAAACTGTAAAGTTCAAAGGTGTCAATTGGCATATTGAGTTTGAACCAACTGTGGCCAGTATCATGCGTTTGAAAATGCAAGCACAGGCCAACGCAGAAGAAACAAACTTCCAAGCAAAAACTGATGGCACCAACTTGATGTTTTTCTTTGGTGATCACAGTACACACGCTGGCAACTTTGTGTTTCAGCCAGATGTCACAGGGCAACTCAAACGTGCGTGGTCGTGACCCATCAAAACA